GTGAAAAATACCACTTCGAACTACACTGATACTCTTACTAACAACATGGACACACGTTCAGGAGGAAGAAAGGGACAATTACCTTTGGTATTGGTTTCTGCAACAGGATTAGACAACACAGTATTGTCTGAAATTGTTGACCAGTTGACAAAAACTGAGTTTGTAGGCATCTTGGAAATGAAAAACGGGGATTTCTTCGCTATTGGATCGCAATTTGGATGCATGGTTTCTACTGCTGTAGATACTACTGGAGGACAGGATGGGGACTTGAACGGTGTGACTATCACGATAGACACAGACGAGGCAGATTCTTTCCGTAAATTCTGGCTTACTGCTCCAGCTGTAGCGCAAGTATTAGGCTCTACAATGGCATATTAATACGTGCTTTAGATTATAAATAAAAGGGCGTATCATTGCGCCCTTTTTTAATAAAAACACAAATGAAAGTAGTTACAGAAGCTATTCCTATCATAAAATTAGTCCCTAGATTCTATCCTGATATTACAGACGATTTAATTTTTGCGCTAGATGATGGATTGATGATTCCTATTACTTGGGAAATAGTAAAAAACACAATAGTAGTGACCATTGGAGAAACTATAGGTTTTGTTCAAGGAACTACCTACTCATTTACATTAACAAGAAATTCCGAAATTGTTTACAAAGGAAAATTAATTTTCGTTGCAAACGACACCGACATACAAAACTACACTAACCAGTCACAAAACACGAAAAGATGGAAGTAAGTAAAGAAGAAAATGTTTTTTCCTTCGCTGAAGAAGTTGTAAAAATGTCAGCTTGGCAACCTATCGACATAAACCCATTAATGACCCAAAACGGGGTAAATGCTGTTACTAACGGATTTAATAACTCAAACTACAAAACGCTTCGTGATGCTTATGACGATAGTCCAACAAATCAAAGCATCATAAGTTCTTTTGTCAATTTCATGTACGCTGACGGAATAGTCAACGTAGGGTCTGATTTAGATATTTCAAAATATATCAGTCCAGACGATCAAGAACTTATTTGTTTGGATACAAAAATGATGGGAGGCTATGCATTACAAGCTATTTGGAATGACAGCGAAAAAGACCGTAAATTATTGAAGTTCGAGTATATTCCGATTGAAAATTTTGCTGTCGAATTGGATTACAGAACCGTACACCCAAAAGTTGTGGGTTATTGGTATTCTTGGGATTGGGCGCAATCAGGAACTTACACGCCAGTACCTTGCAAAAAATTCGATGGTACTTATCAGGGTGGCGTAGAAATTGTAATCGTGCAAAGAATTACGAAAAACAAATTCTTTCCTTTGCCAGACTACTTTAGTTGCATTAATTATTGTATCGCTGAAGGATTCCTAGGCCAAAACACAAAAACACATTTTCAGTTTGAAAACAAAATCACCACAGTAATAAATTTCAACGGAGGAAAACAAGGAGCAGCTTCTGAAGATGTTAAAAAGAAAAAGGCTGAACAGATAAAAAAAGATTATACAGGAGGCTCTCCAAAGCATCATGTAGTAGTATCTTACAACTCCGACGCTTTAGACGCAACCACTATAGACCAGGTTGAAACACCTAACCTAAATCAACAAAATGTATTTTTCGCCGAAGAGTGTGAAAGAAAAATTATCGTGGGTCATTCGGTGCCTAAAATACTTTATTCCGGATCAAGTGACGCAAGCGGGTTTTCAAGCAATGCAGACGAAAGAATAGTAGCAACCAAAGATCTTTACAGAAGAAATATAAACCCGCTTCGAAAAGTTGTTTTGGATGGTTTGACAAAATTATTCAAACTGATTGATCCAGCTGTGAAATTGGAGTTTGTGGATTTTGAAGAATTCAGAGAAAAAGAATTTGATGCAGAAAATACTGCACAAGGTTTTGATGCAGAAATAGAGAACGCAAAGGCTCAAGCTACATTAAGAGGATCTGTAGGCGGTGTTAGTTCTATTCTTGAAATACAGGCTGCTTATGTCGCTGGTACAACATCGTATGGATCGGCTATTGCAATGCTTCAGTATATATTTGGATTTGACGAACAAAAATCAAAAGAATTATTAGGAACACCGAAAGAAGATTCTACACCAGAAATACCGACAACAGTATGACAACAAAACTCTTCATAACAGCCGAACAAGTAAAGGCCACCACTTCTATAAGCGGAGGCACTGATTCTGATTCGATAGATCAAAAAATATATTATGCCCAAATAACTGACATTTTGCGAGTACTAGGACAACCATTGTATGACAAAATATATAATGATCTTGACACTAACACGCCTTTATCTGGTGAGTATAAAACGATATTTGAAAAGTACATAATTGATATGCATGTATTTTTTACAGCTCATTATTTCACCCTATTTAACGAGGTAAAATCTAGCAACGTTGGAAATGCTATTTTAACCTCTGACCGTTGGCAGCCTTCGCAAAAAACAGTAGCTTTATCTGAGCAATATAAGTCTTTAGGCATATCGGTTGAGAGTAATTTTCGTAAGTACATGGAAAAGTCAACTATTCCAGAGTGGGGGAATTGCAAAAAAAGCGAAGAAGAAACTAATTTTAACGACTTCTATTAATGGCACAGCAACACATAAATTACAGCACTCCTAATGACGGTCTAGGCGATACACTGAGAACTTCTCAAGTAAAAGCTGAGTCGAATTTCAATGAGCTTTACACAAACAAGGTTGATAAAGTTGTCGGAAAAGGACTTAGTGATACTAATTTTACACAGGCAGAAAAAGATAAGCTTGCAGAACTTACTGAAGGCGGTCAAGTACAGGCTGATTGGAACCAAGGAGATTCAGGAGAAGTTGATTTTATAAACAATAAACCAGAAAACCTATCTGACTTCAATAACGACGGTGACGGCTCACAAGCTTTTGTCCCTGACACTGGGTCAGCTAGTCCACAAGTTAGAATTGCTGGATCTTGGACTCCGTTAAGTGGCGTTCAATTGCAACCTTACTTCTTTCCTATTCTAGCAAGTCCAAACCAAGATTTTGTAATACCTTCTGGGAAAAATTGCGTTTTTGCTTACATTAACCAAGCTATACAATTACCAGCAGATGTTTCAAACGCTTCAAAAAATTATACTTTCACGCAATCAGGAAATATTGTAACTTTGAAAACCGTAACTATTGCGGGTAACTTAATAACTCTTTTTATACAATGAAAAAACTAATATTATCATTATTATTTATACTCGTAATATTTACGGCGTATGGACAGACGGCCAACGGATCTGAAACTCCAGTAGAAGGATTGTTGATTACCAACCCTCAAACAGTAACTACATCCGACTTCATTACAACAACAGGCTCAGACGGCACACAAGGCAAAATTCTAGGCGAAAACATATCTTTATCAGTTATCCCACCTGTTACACATTTCGCCCCACTAACACCTAATATAAAAGGGTATTTTCAAGGCGTTGATGATGCTTTGGGGGACATTGTAGCGACAACAGCAGGTATAACTACTAGATTATGGTTAACAGCAGATCAAACTACAATTACAGCAGGAACTTTTTATAAAACTAATTTTGCAAATAAAGGAGTTGTTGCAAGCGCTATTCACTCCGTAACAAATAATGACAATGAGAAAAAGTATTTTACTCAAGACATTATAGGCGATGCTTATGTAGCTATTACGACATTTCCAAAAGGTGTTTATGCAGGTAACTTGTCTATTAGCACTTCGCCAAATAGCGCACGACAAAAGTTTACGGTAGAAGTTTATAAATGTAATAATGCGGGAACTCCTATTGCGTCTGGAATATCAGGAGCTGTAACTGGAGATTTAGGCGTAACAGTAATTACTATTTTAGACTCAGGTGAATTAACGCTGGCAGATGGCAGCGTTACAAATGTGCCTGTAAGTAACACGATAGAATTTCCTTTTACTATTAATGTGGGCGAAAGAGTACGTTATCATATATCGGCTGAAAAAGTAGGTACGACAGGCGCAAACATAACAGAAAGTTTATATTTAGGGACTTCATATAATTCATATATTGATGTGCCGGTGCCATTAAATACTTCTTCTGTTCAGAATCTTTCTGTAGTTGATGGAGATACAACTACAGACGCTTTGAATAATTTGAATAATAATAATGTAACTGAAACAACTGGTGTTTTTGATAATATACAAGCATTAATAGATTCTAACCCAAATGGGACGACTATAAATTTAAAGCCAAATACTGTTTACGTACAACAAAATGCATTGATTTTAAAGGACGGTAATACGCTTAACGGTAACGGTGCAACATTAAAAAGAGATACTCAGCAGACTACAACCACAACTGTAGCGGCAACACAATTAAGTACATCGATTACGGTATCAAGCGTCCCAACAGGTTGGAAAATTGGTGATTATTTACAACTTTACACGGACAATACAATAAACACATCTACGCTGAAATACGAAGCTATAATTCAGTCTATAGCCGGTAATGTTATTACGTTTACTACTGCATTAAGACCCGCTATAGGGACTACTTACACTTGGGCTATTGGCGCTACTGTTAGAAAGGTTTATTCGCAAATAACAGCGGAAAGACTCAACGATTTATACACCGTTCAAACTGCCTTTACGGTTAGAAACTTAATAGTTGACGGGAATAAAGCAAATAATACTGGAAATTATTATTGGGGTGTAGACATGGCAGTAGCTATTAGTGGGCATTCTAAATTCGAAAAGTGTAACTTTATAAATATGCCTAATGAAAACGTAATGGGTCACGGATTTTCCGTAATTAACTGTTACGCAAAGGATTTGAACGGTAGTTTTATCCACCAATCAGCGGATTATACATTAGGTGAAAACTTGCTAGGCGGGGAAGTTAGCGGAAACACTACGATTAATACCAATCTGCAATTTGTCGCTAGTGGACATTCTGAAGGGGTGATAACTTTCTCATTCACTTCGGGACGTATAAAGATTCATGATAATAGATTTTTAGGTGGGTCAGCACGTATATTAGGAAATATATACTATTCAAATAATACTTTTGACGGCTCAAATAAAGACCTGTTTTTTCACGATAATTACTGCGAAAACTTTACAGGTATAGTGAACAATTTTGGCTATTCAGCCGTTGGATTAGTCGCTAATGTAGATAATGTGTTTGTGTCTGATAATATTTTTTCTAATTGCGGTGCAAATGATTGGAGTGGCTATCTATCCGTAATCAATAACTTCGGAGTAATTAAAGTAACCCGAAATGCCTTATCGAACGGAACTACACTTATAAATGTGCCGTTAAAAATGCAGGAATTGGATTTTCTTAACGCCATAACCACAAATTATGTGGTTAGAGGAATTGGCCAAAATGCTATAGGAATTGGAAGTATAACCGATGACTTAGCAAATGTAGTTTCTAGTGTTCCTATAACGTCAAAAGCTTCGGGAGGACACGCACTGACATTAAATGGTAGAGCTTCGGATAATTTGGCGTCTATGCTTTTCACATCAAGTGCGGGCGTTAGTCAATCTCAAATAACAGCAGATAACACAGGGGCTTTAAATTTTAATGTCTCATCCAGTTTAACGAATAAATTTTCTATTTCTACAACAGGCGTACCGAAATTTGTAAATTTAGCAGGAACAGGGTCCAGATTAGTTGAGGCAGACGCTAGCGGAAATCTAACAGCGACGGCGGTACAGCCTAAAAAATACGTAGCTTTAATATCTCAAACAGGAACAAGTGCCCCAACTGCAACTGTGTTAGAAAACACTTTAGGAGGAACGGTTACCCATGCTAGAACATCGGGCGGGGTATTCTCTTGCGGTTTTACAAACGCTTTTGTTTCTGGAAAAACAACCGCTACTTTAAGCGTTGGTACTAATATCGGTGGGTCTGAAATATTGCATAATAGAGCCTATTTTACAAACGTAAATACCATCACATACGGCTCTTATGATAGTGGGACACCAACAGACTCAAGACTGAATAGTGCGGTACTAGAAATAAGAGTTTACCCATAAATTAATTAACAAATATAAATAAATATGAAAACAAAAATTATCACAATCCTTATAACATTAGGGGCGTTTTTAGATCAATTTTACGCTATTTTAGCGGATAATTCAGGCTTGTTAGCCGAAATAGGAGTTTCTCCAAAAGTTACTAAAATTATATTTGTTCTAGGTATGATTTGGAATGCTTTTAATAAGTCTTTGATTCCTAATAAAGCTGAGAAAATAATCGGAGACCGACCAAATGACCGTTAATAAAATATTGTGGTTCGCCACTATAATAAGTATATTTGTTTATTCTTTTTGGAGATATTTATGGCTACATGCTTTTTATCCAATAAACGCATTATTTATATTTATTCTATCCTATGTAGTATACAAGCAGAACAAACAATTATTTATTAGTTTTTTCCTGCTGTATGCTTCATTAGGAAACCTATTTGATGAACTATTTTTTGATAATACCACAACCACAAAAAATGAAATTATTTTCGCCTTAACAATACCAATATTTTGGTATATTAAAAATCGTTATAATGCCAGACAAATACCTACAAAGTGAGTTGTACATATTCTTTACTAAAATAATAATCCCCGCTTTTGTAGCGGTAGGTATAAAAGTAGCAATAGAAATGAAGACAAATAAAATAAAGACATCTGTGTTTAACGTGGTGCTGTCTATTATAATAGGCGTTGGAGGCGCATACCTATCTAGTGGCATAATTCAAAAAGAATGTTCTATAGAATCGGTACCTGCAGTAGTCGCTTTAGTGGCTATTATGTCAGAGAAAATAGGACAATGGATGATTTACAAGCTAAATTTAGACAACTTCTTGACAGCGTTAGCAGACGTTTGTTTTGACTTTATATTAAACTTAAAAAATAAGAAATGAAATTAAATAGCAACGGTTATAAAGAACTACATCAAAGAGAAGGATTGCGATTAAAGCCTTATTTAGACACTAAAGGAGTGCCAACTATAGCAATGGGTAATACTTACTATTTAGACGGCAGAAAAGTAACAATGAACGATGAACCGTTGACAATCGAAGAAGCTGGAAATTTAGCAACTATAACGGCTGACAAATTCGCTTTTCAAGTGGGTAATCTGGTAAAAAGTAAAGTTAATCAAAATCAATTCAATGCTTTAGTTTCTTTAGCTTACAATATAGGTATTACAGCATTTAGAAATAGTACAGTATTACGAAAAGTAAACATTAATCATAATGATCCAGCTATAAAAGAAGCGTTTTTAATGTGGACAAAAAATCCAGAATTAAAAGGGCGTAGAGACTCAGAGGTTAAACAATACTTTACATCATGAAAAACCAAAAATTACCAATAGACGAAATCATAAGCGCTGGAGGTGCATTAATTTCTGATTCAGAACCAAAAACACGTGTTGGCCGTTGGCTTAGATGGGTAAAAAAAATAATTTCCATAAAAGATAGTTTAAATATCAAGATAAAAAAGTAGTTTGGCACGGTATTTGAAATATAATTAGTATAACTTTAAAAAACTATATCATGAAAACAATTAGAAGATTATTCGAAGCATTCTACGACGGAGTAGGTAAGTTTTTAAACGGAGGCAAAAAAGTTACCCCATCAGAATTTTAAATAAACAACCCGCCTAGTGCGGGTTTCTTTTTGACATAAAAAATCCCGCTACAAATCAATGAGCGGGATTTTTCATACTAACCAAAAAAAACTTATCCTGACAAAGATATTAAAATTCTTCGTTACTTATAACTGTCGGGTCAAAAACTTTTATTTCATTTACGTTTTTTGGTAGCCATTGGGCATTTTTTCTGATCTGTTCTACGTACTCATTACGTAGTTTTACAAAAATCAAAATCCTTTCTTCAATCAATTCTATAGTTTCTTCACATCTAGGCACTAAAATTTCATGCCAGTATTCTTCGCCATCCTGGATATAATAAACAAAATAATAGCATTGTTTTGCTCCAGTGTCTTTCATTTGTTTTTGCATTTGAAAGAAATACTTTTTATCAATCTCACCAGTAAGAACTACTTTGAAAAATGTTTTTTTGTTCGGACATTTTGCCTCATAAACAGAATCATTAGAAACCAAACCATCTGGACTAGACCCGCTTACCCCATCATTTGAAACAAATGGAGCTTCTGTTACTTCCAAAAACTCAGAAGATTTCAATGTTTTGAATTTTTCAAAAGCAAAAGGCTCTCTTTCTTTTCCTTCTTCAACTGCTGAGCTTAAATATAAGTCCTCTTCTGGATCAACAAAAAAATCAATAGCTTTTTCTAAAGCATAAGATTTTAATCCGTCTGGAATGTCCCAAGTTGTAGTTTTTTTACTTTTAGGGTTATCTATTTTGTACTGAGCTAGTTCTTCCTCGGTCATTTTGCGGGAACCATCTGCGCATAACTCTATTATTCTGGAAGCCGTAGCTTTTTTTGCACGCTGTTTATGCCACTCTGGACTACGCTGTTGTATTTGCTCTGACATATTGTGTATATTTTTGTTCCATTTCTGGAGTTACTGAATAATGCTTTTTGATTATTTCAATCGTTGCTTTTGCCTTGTGTGCCGGCTCGAAATTTGTTTCTTGAAAGATAGGCAAGGTTTTTGTAATTACTGGCTGTAATGGCTTAATTCTGATACCGTCAACGATGTCGCTACCAAACTTAACGTTGTGGTCAATATATAGTTCAAGTAATAATCCAGACCAGTATTCAATAACGTTTTTGTCTTCAGGAGCAATGCCATTCTTGACAGCAAAAACAGCAATCTGTTTTTTGTTTTTGGTGTTTAGCTTGAATTGTTTTACGACTCCTTCAAGCTGGCAATATTCGCCTTCTGTATTCACGCCATTAACTATCTGGTGCTCTCTCTTTACTTCTTTGATACGGAAAATCATTGATCTTCCTTCTGTTTGCATAATTTCTAAATCAGCAGAGGCTAAATGCGTGGATTTACGGAATTTTCTCCAGTCCGTTCTTGTTTGTTGTTCCATGTGATAAATATTAAAAGGTTACATTATATATGCATGGTGTTTGAAAAATCTCTTCTGGAGCTTCTCTAACCAATACGCTATCTTTTCCAAAATACACCAATGTAGCTGTATCTTTATTTGTTCGTCTCATTTCAGTAGCAAGATCAATATTTAAGAATATCGGATTGCCGTCTTTTGTTGTAAGTTTTTTGAAGTTCATTTTATTAAAGTTTAAATATTCCAATTTTGTACAATTCCAAAACTATGTCGGCTTCATGAAATGCATCCGAAGCCCCTCTATGATCTTCAATATAACCAATATCGCCAAAGAAATGCTTATGAGCTTCTTCTACGTTTGGCCATTTATACCCGCCTTTCGGACTTGTTATTTTGCAAACGTCAGTCATTAGCTTCATTGGACAAGGCAATTCTTTATTCAAAATAACACCACGGCTTTTCAAAAATGAATTATCGAAAGCGTTATTGAAGGCAGTTCCTCCAAGTGGATAAGCTTTGTAAATTTCATTTATCCAAGGAATGTAATGTACTAATTGTTTGCTTTTCTGGATAATTTCCAAAGTAAGATTTGAATTTTTCACTATCCAACTTTCTTCTACTTCTTGCTTTGTTATTGGTCTTTCGTGGCAAACTTGGTCAAACAAAACTTTCTTTTCCCCGGTAAGTAGGTTTAGCGACACTATACCTACTTCTACTATTTTGTTTACTTTGTAGTTAACTCCAGTAGTTTCTATGTCTGTGATTAATATCTCCATGTTAAAAAGGTAAACTATCAGGATCTTCTTCGCTGAAATTGGTTGCTGGTATGAAAGATTGTGCTGTAGGTATCGCTGGAGCAATAGTTGGCGCACCAGCAATTCTTTCAATTCTCCAGCCTTGTATTTGGTTGAAATATTTTTCTTCGCCCTGTGGGTTAGTCCACATTCTTCCACGTAAATTTATTGACACTTTCACTTGCTCCCCAATTTGATACGGATCAACTAAATCGCATTTATCCTGTGCAAATTCAATAAGAATATGCTGTGGATATTGTTCGTCAGTGGTTACTACTAGCTCAGACTTTTTAAATTTTTCAGTAACCTGAATATCTCCAGATTTGTACTTAATTTTTCCAATAACTTCCATTGTATAAATTTTTTATGATTAATATGATGCAAACTTAATAATAAAAAAATGAAACAAAAAACTTTTTTACGTAAAATTAAGTATTATATTTGCGACATATAAAAATCACTTATCATGAAATACAATGTACAAGTCTGGTTTCGTTATTACTGTAACGGCCAAAGCGAAAAAGATTCAGAAATTGAAACAGTAGAAGCTGACGACGAAAAACAAGCCAAAAGAAAAGCAGCGTATTTATACGCTGGCAAAAAAGTAACCGCTTATAAAACCGAAATAGTATGACAAAACATGACGAATTACAGAAAGAAATAAAAGAGGCAGGATTAAAGCCTTTTGACGTGCTAAGAGAGGCAAAAGTTCCAAATGACACGTTTTACAATTGGCGAAAAAAAGAGCCTAAATCTTTCGAGACTGAAAGAAAAATTAAAGAAGCAATTGAAACTTTGAAAAATGAAATCAGCTGAAGCATGTAAATACTTTGGAATAAGCATTGGCGAACTCAAAAACATAGTCAGAAAGCTTGGTATAAAAACCGTCGGAGTTGGTAAGGTTCAAATATATTCTAACATGGATATTGCTAGAATAAAAGCTGGTATTGAATATAAAGACTATATCTGGACACAAGATCAAGACCGTTTTTGGATTTGGTATGGATTTTCTCCATGTTGGCAAAAAGAAATTAAAATAGAAATATAATGTTTGTACCCAAAGCACTGAAATTCGTTGTTTCCACTATCAAAAAAGACCAAGGTATATATTGCTGCGCCTATGGATGTAAAAGCAAGCCAAACACAAAGAAACTAGGTTTGTGTCACAAGCATTACGCAATACATAGACGTATAAAGGATCCTGTTTATGATAGGTTCATTAATTTCCGCGGAAATGCAAAAAGACGATGCAAAGATTTTTCTATCACATTGCAGGAGTTCAGAGATTTTTGTGAAAAAACTGGATATATTGTAAGCAAAGGAATGCGGGGAAGGAATTGCACGGTTGATAGAGTAAAAAACATTTACGGTTATCATATTTGGAATATCCAATTATTAACCAACAAAGCGAATATTGAAAAATATCACAGTCACGACAAGCACGTGACAGAATTACCGAAAGATCACGAGGATTATATACCATTTTGAAAAACTACATATTATGATATGGAAAGAAAGCAGAAGTTTCCCTATAACCAAAGGGACTAATGAAAATGCAATAGTATGCACTAATAACAATGGTGTAGTTGTAAATATCCCTAAGCCTTTAAAACAGTGCATTAAGAGCAAATATAGAGTAGGATTTTGGAGATTGAAAAAATAACAATTAAAACTTATCAAAAATGACCAGAAAAGAACACTTACAAAAATTACCGCTTCAAAAAACATTTAAGTGTGATGGGTGCGGAAAAAATAAGCCCGTAAAGTACAGGTTTAAGGTTTATAACGAAAATTTCAAGCTTCAAAAAGGAGTTTATGAATGTGCGAAATGTAAAGGTTTATGAAGCCATACCCATACCAGAAAAAAGACATTGACGAAATATTCATAGTATGAAAATTATTACTATATTTGCAATTCAATAGTACGTCCGACATTAGTACTTAACAAAACAGCCTTTTTAAATGATGTTACCCGTCGGACGGTAATGGATTTTGGAAAGGCATTTTTTATTTATGATAGGAATTTATAAAATTACATCGCCAACAGGGAAAATTTACATTGGGCAATCTATGAATATAAATAATAGATTAAGCAAATACAGAAACGGTAATTGTGTTAGTCAAGTAAAGTTACATAGATCTATAGTGAAATATGGATGGGAAAGCCATTTGTTTGAAATAGTAGAAGAGTGTGACATTTCTGAGCTAAACGACAAAGAAAGATATTACCAAGACTTATTCGATTGCGTTAATTCAAAAAACTTAAACTGTAGATTAACCACTACAGAAACTAAAACAGGAAAGCTTAGTGAGGACATGAAAGAAAGAATTAGAAAATCTAAACACGGTAAGATTCATTATTTTAAAGGTAAAAAACACAAACCTGAAAGTATTGAAAAAATGAGAATATCTTCTACTGGTAAAAAATTTTCTGAAGCTACTAAATTAAAAATGTCTATAGACAGAAAAGGCATAAGACGGCTTTTTGGATACACACATTCTGAAGAAACAAAAAAAAGGATAGGCGACTGGGGAAGAGGCAGAAAACCAACGGAGAAACATATTAAATCTCTTTTAGAAAGAAATAGCAAACTTGTTCTGAATATAGAAACAGGTATTTTTTACGAAAGTGCCACAGAAGCATCTGAAGCCCATGGATTGATTTACTCTTCGTTAATCAGTCATATTAACGGCACCAGAAAAGTTAACAGGACTAACTTTATTTACGTTTAATATGAAACCATTCAAAGATCAGGCAATTAGCATAGACGGCATCATGAGTCATTTTGAAGAAAATCAAAGACTCTGCTTCTGTTTAGCGACTGGAGGCGGAAAAACTGCTGTATTTTCTTTCATATCTAAATTATTTATCAAGAAGTATCAAAAAAAAGTTCTGGTTTTGGCTCATAGAGAAGAATTGATAACTCAAACACTATCTACATTAAGAACTATTGGTGTGACTTGCGAGAGTGTAATTGCTTCAAAAAAAAGTTTGCAACATCATTCTGACGTATATGTTGCAATGATAGCCACGTTAAAAAATAGATTAAAAAAAGATCCTGATTTTTTGAAAGATGTTGGATTAATAATATGTGATGAATGCCATTTATTGCAATACGACGAAGTTTTCAAATATTACCCAGAAGCCAAAATATTAGGGGTTACAGCTACTCCAGTAACTTTAAAAAAAATATCATTCTCAAAATGTGCGATATGCAAAAAAGAACACGACACTGTCACAACGTGTTGTAATTTTGAAACATACGAATATACTAGAAAATTTACACTATCAGAACTGTACGATGATATTATTTTAGGAACTACTATTTCAGAATTAATAATGAGTGATAGATTAGTTAGAGACTTAGTTTATTCTACTGGAAATATAGACAGAAGTAAATTAACTGTAGATGCAAAAACTGGAGATTTTGATACTAAAAGTACAGACGAATATTATTCTAACAGCTCTTATGATGTAGTTAAAAATTATGAAAACATTGCTTTTGGTAAAAAGACAATAATCTTTAATTCCTCCGCAAAAGTAAATGCAATAGTTTTGCAATCCTTCATAGATGCTGGATATGAAAATATAAAACTATTTGACAGCGTGAACGAAACCGAAAATAGAAAAAAAGTTTTGGAGTGGTTTAAAAACACACCAGATGCAATTCTATTAAACGTGAATTGCTTTACCACTGGATTTGACGAACCTACAACAGAATGTGTAATTACGAATAGAGCAACACTATCCTTGTCTCTTTATCATCAAATGATAGGCCGTGCCGGTCGCAAGTGTAATGAGATTTACAAACCTCATTTCATGCATATAGATTTAGGTGGAAACGTAGCCGTTCATGGCAGATGGTCGGACGAAGTAGACTGGAAGTCCATATTTTTTGGAGCTGGAGAAAAACCAAAACCGAAAAAAGAGCCTTTAGATCAAACGAAAGAATGTGGTAATTGTGCAGCAATAATAAGTCGTGTTGCTTTAGAATGCGAAGTTTGCGGACATGCTGAAGAAACTATAGTCAGAAAAGAAAATAAAGTATCTGATGAGGTGGCGCAATTAATAGACGAAATACCCCTTCCAAATGGTAGAAAAATTGTTGATTATGTTCAGCGTGTTGGAAAAGAAAAAGGCTTTGCATGGGTCATATTGCAAAACCAGATCGTAGATTTATTCTTGAGGCATGGAGTTACTTTTGGTACTTATTCAAGAACTCAAGACAATGGTAAGTTTGAAGAATCTATCAGGAGAATCATAAAAGAACCTTACTCTAGCATTCAAGGATCTAATTTGCCTGGAACTCAATTAAGAACAAAGGCTTACATCGTGAATAAAGTAAAATCAAAATTAGATAAATACTATGAAAATAATTCCAGAACAAGTAATTCAACAGCAAGCCTATAACGAGTTTAACAACAAATATTGTTTAAAGTTTCATTCTCCTAGGCTTATCATTCACAGCGTGCCTAATGGAATTTCAATGCCATTACCTCCGAAAGAAAAGTCACGTGTATTAGATCAGTTAAAAAAAACTGGAATGGTCAACGGAATATCTGATTTAATAATCCACGGGGTAAAAGGCCGTTGTATTATGGCAGAATGCAAAAATGAAACTGGAATACAGAGCGATTCACAAAAAGAAATTGAATCACGTGTAAATAGCTTGGGCGGAGTTTATATATTATTTTATTCTGTAAAGGAATTTTGGACAAAAATAAATCCGCACATTCCTTGGTTATTAGGAAAAGAATAGTATATTTGTTGAACCGTTGCGAAAGTGGCGGTTTTCTTTTGCACTATGTTGGTGCAAAATGTAACTAAAAAACTTATCACATTATGAAAAAAACAAGAGTAGAAAGTCTTATAGAAGAGTTAAGAAATATGTCTGATACGAATAATTTAAGTGTGTTTGATGACCATTCTGGATGGGTTTATTATTTTTCAGTATCTGGATTTATAGATAGTAATTATTTTTCTTTATTCTTTTTCAAGTTAAAAAAAGAGGACGAACATGAAACTCAGATTTGCGGAACTACAGACAAAGAGTGTAAACCAATTGTTAAAAAACTATTAAAAAAACATAATTTATAACCATGACAAACCACGATGCAACCAGAAAAATAGAACAATTCAGAATGTTCATGACAGACGAAGAAGTCTGTAAGAAGATTGGTATTTCAAAGAATACCCTGTACAAAAGATTGAGAGATAGTAAAAGCTGGAAAACGGCTGAAATTTACGTAATTGAAAACTGGGAATTATGACTTATTCTACTAAACAAAACGACTTTATCAATGCTGTGCTTGCAGGAAAAAACGTTTTCCTTTCCGGGAAAGCTGGCACCGGAAAATCTTTTGTCACAAAAGAGGCTATTAAATTACTTCAAGACAAAGGACTTAATGTGATTGCAGTAGCTCCGACCGGAATAGCAGCAAACAACATTGAAGGAGCGACAATTCACTCTACATTTGCGTTATCACCTTTCGGAGTTCTGACTTTCGAAAAATGCAGCTTCCTTAAAAGCACGAAGCGTGATGTACTAAAGAAAACAAATGTTATTTTCGTCGATGAAGTCTCAATGATGCGTCCTGATATTTTGGACGCGATAAATTGGACTCTTATTAAAAACGGTATCAGATCACTATCAGATTTTCAAATTATTTTCATTGGCGATATGAAGCAATTAAAAATAGTTGCTGACGATAATATGATTAGTATGTTACTAAAAGAATACGATGGAATTACGTTTATGCACGCAAAAGTATTTCAAGAACTTAACACTGAAATCATTGAGCTTGACGAAATACTAAGACAATCCGACAACGAGTTTATCGAAGCACTTAACGAAGTAAGAGAGGGCAGAAAATCACCATATTTCAGAAGATTTTCAAACCTTAAAAAAGAAGGGATAGTTTTAGCTCCGCACAACGCAACCGTGAATAAATACAATAAAGAAGGTCTTGACTCAATAGACGGAAAGCTTTATACTTTTACCGCTTCAATTGATGGAAAAATAAAAGAAACCGATTTCAATGTCGATCTTGAAATAAAAGTAAAAGACGGCTGTAAAATTATGTACCTTGCCAATTCAAAAAATAATAATCTGTTTAACGGAACTCTGGGAATTTTCAGAACTGACGGACATAGATTTTTTATTGAGATAGATAATGAAAAATTTGCTATTGAAAAGAAAATTTTCACCAAAAAAGAGTATGTTTTGTCAAAACAATCGAACAGGCTTGAGCTTATGGACATAGGTAGTATCACACAATATCCCTTCAAACTTGCTTACGCATTATCAATACACAAAAGTCAAGGTCTGACTTTTGATTCGTGCAGTATTGATCTAACATTGCCATGTTTTGCAGAAGGACAGCTGTATGTAGCATTGAGCCGGGTAAAAACGCCAGAAGGTCTTTCTATAATTCATTAATCATGAAACTATCAGAAGCCGTCAGCCGTTTGAAGTTCACAATTTCGAAAGGCAATAAACCAGCTCAGGCAGATATAGAGGCGTTTAATACTATTGCCGAATATCTTCAGGAAGTACAGAAAAAATCAATCCAGAACAACACGCCATTTGCAAAACTATACGCTTACGTACTCGGAAAGCTAACCCCGCATTATAATAGCGTAGATCAAGCAAACAAGCACTTGAATAGGATATTTGCTGAACCGATGGAAACGCTTATCCAAACGCTTGAAATGGAATTGCGAGCTATGGAATTACGTCAAGTGATACGTGATGATATTCTGGAAGATATAAAGCCGACTGATGCGAAAAAAGTACTTGAACGTTATCCAAAACTGCAGGAAGAATTCATTCACGCTTGGGAGTATTGGGACTACGAAAATACAAAGTCACACCTTGAATTAAATATAAACTTATCACTTCAAAAATTTAAAAATGGCTGACATATTTGAAAAAATACCTCAACAAAACCAGCCTGCCGAAAAAAAGAAAGCTTCCCTTGCTGAGATAAATGCAAAGTATCGAGTCAAGCATGCGGACGAGGTGAAACCGCCTGAGATCATTTTGAAAGTACACGGAAAGATTGTGAGTACACGCCAGAACATTTTCGGAATAAAAGGAAAGGCTAAAGTAGGAAAGTCGTTTCTTATGACGCTGATAAATTCCGTTGTGCTGCAAAAGGGGTCAATGAATATGCTGGAGTCCTATCTTCCTGCCGGACGTGATAAGATCATTGTAATTGACACAGAGCAATCTCGTTATCATATTTCACTTATGATGAACCGGATTAAAAAACTTGTGGAAGAGCATAAGCTTGACAATCTTTTTATATACAACCTTGACAGCGTTCCTACTGCTGACCGTCTTGAATATGTCGAAACTATAATCATGGAAACTGAAGGCGTAGGACTTGTTTTGATTGACGGTATAGCGGATCTTGTAAAATCTGTTAATGATGAAGTAGTAGCTTGCGATATGGCAGATACTTTACGAAGATGGGCGACCGTCAGAGCTATCGCGATA